TATTTTTCTCCTCTATATTCTTGCAATCACTTCTGCATCATTAATAATAATCTCGTCATCGTCATTTCCGTATTCCATTGAGTTTCCACCAATCAAATAATATTTGTTTCCATATGACGTTACTCTTTCAATCATTTCTTCGATATTGCTCTCAGATACTTCAAGTGCACATGTGCCATCAAGTTCTCCGCCATCATAGAATCCGGTATAAGGACCTTCTGAAATGTATGGATATAACAACTCTGTACATTCAAAGTCTGTATACTGAGGATCCTGGAAGAGCTGATGTGAGTTATCCATCACTTCACCAATCTGATAATCTCTGCTATCTGCTCTGATTCCAATGTAATCATATTCTGCTTCACTGATTAAATTTCTGATTTCCTCTACTGTCATGGTCTTTCTCCTTTTCATGTGCTCTTCTTTGTTACAACTATATAATACACCATTTTCGGTGTATTGTCAACACTGTTTTCAGTGTTTTTTTGAAATAAAAAGGAGCCCCCAGAGTTTAGCTCTGAGGGTATCTTATTACACACACTTTTCACTATTGTTTTACTTTATGCTCTTACTCAATCCATGCCTGAAACTTATCTACAAACCTCTTCTTATCTCCGGCAAATCCGTCCATACCACTTGCTTTCAGTGTATCGACCTGATCTGCATAGAAGTTCTTGTTGTTCTGTACAGAAACTCTGTAGTGAACCATCTTGTACTTATATCCTTCCGGTGTAATGTAATACAACTCAATAGCAAGAATCTCTGAACCGTCTCCGAGGATTCCATTTACCTTGTCATTCAGGTTATAGCTGTTGCCGAATGTGAGATATGGCAACCAACCATTCTTTCTTGTGTATACTCTACAGCGAATACTTCCTTTGCTTACCTTGATAGCAAGCCACTTAATCGAAACATTATCACCTTTTCCAGCCCAGTCGATTTTATTCACCACTGGTGGCCACCATCTGTCTGTGAAAGCCTGATATGTAATATCGACCTGTCCTAAATCTTTCTTTGTAGCCGGTGCCGGCTTAACAGAAGGTGTGACAGGCTGAACACTTTCACCGAACTCCATGTAGCAATGGTTGACATCTACTCTTCCACTGACTCCATCTACCTGTCCATCAGAAGAATACTGCCAAATCGCATACTGACCATTGTATGTATCTTCCGGAAGATTCTTGTATCTTGCCATCCACTCAACATACTTTCCACGGACACTGCCAAGATAGTTGTTAAACCAGCTCAGTGATGCGTAGATTCCCGGAGTATATCCGTTTGCCTTGAGTCCTTCACAAACAATCTCACACGCTTTAGGTGCATATCCCTGTGTCCCCGGCTCTTCCACATCAATGAAGATAGGTAACTGAAATGTATGACCTTTAATCAGTCTTAAGATATGAGCAAGTTCACTCTGTGCCTGTCTGTCACAAGTAGCATAGCTGTACAGATATACTCCAACCGGGATTCCAAGTCTTTCACACTCTGCAAGGTTGCGGATCCACTGCTTATCATCCTGTGATGTGATATCATCTCCATATCCACATCTAAGGATAGCTCCAGCACAACCAGATGCTTTTACTTTCTCCCAGTTAATGACTCCGTTGTGGTAGGATACATCAATGATAAGATTACTCATACCATCCACCTTCTTTCAGTTCTGCTTTCTTCTGCTCGATCTCCGCTGCATGTTCCTCTGCGAACTTCTCCATAGTTTCCAGTGATGTTCCCTCATTGTCTGAGATTTCCTTTGAGGAGAGTCCGTAAGCGAAACTCTTAATAATTTCTTTTACTCTCTGTTCTGTCATGATATTCTCCTTTCTTGCACTGGTGCAATTCTACTTTTTCTTATATGTATTCCGATTCCACATTTCTGTCACTCGCTCCCAGCCGCCGGTACTGACCAGATAAACTATAAAAGCGGCAATAAATGATGCAAAAATGTAATACCACTCAATTACAATCTGATAATAGGTGCACAACACGATTACCGCTACCGGTGTCAGGATCAAGGATGTGATCAATGCCACAATATTTGTCTGTACCTTTTTCAGTGCCGGCATTTCCTTGATTGCCTGCACGATCACGCTGACCAGGAAGGCCAGCACTCCGATTCCTGCCAAAATGTAACTCATGTACTGCATTAATGTTTCAATGTTCATGTTCAATTCCCTCCAAATCACTAATTCTATGGTTTGCTACTCTGATCTGTTCCTCCTGAACAGAAAGTCTCTCTTCAATACTGTATGTGCGTTCAACTACATTGTTGTGCTTATCTACTCTTTTGGTCAGCTCATCCAACTTGTATTCCATAAGAGCTCTTGTCTTTTCCTGCTGTCCGTGATTGTTCAGTAGACAAATCACTAGCGTTACGCCTGCTGAGATGCAGGCTGAAATAATTGTTTCCATAGCCATACTTCTTTCTTTAAAATTTATATTTTGGTCTCTCTTCTCCCCACAATAACCATCTGATCCAATCATCCAGGTACACCGCTACCGCTGAAAGGAGAAACCATAATACTGTAAACTGTGGACAAATCTGCCCTAATAAGTTTCCAGGCAAATTACTATAATCCCACACATTCCATCCTAATATGATATTCACAATAATCCCGGCAATCAGTTCCAATAACGTTATGATGATAGCTCCTGCTGCCATCTGCCAGCGCATTGCAAGATCTCTTCGTGTATACTCATTAATACATCCGATCAGATAAAACGCCATCCCTCCAACCAGAAACATGGACCAGTGACTTCGTCCTCTTGTGAAAAGTTCAATCAGCACATACAGAAAACCGCCAATTCCAAACAGAATCAGCGGTCTTAGCCATCTCATACAGACTGAGCCGCGATCATCGCTTTTAACGGCTCAGACTGATATTCTACAGGAATATCCATTCCATAAGTGACTTTTTCAACTTCTTCTTTGTCTTCCAGTGATCTAATGTAAATTCTCAAATCTCTGAAGTAAGTTACATGCCATGTAACGTGAGACATTGCCGTGGTCGTGATTCGTGCCATATCTGCATTACTGTAAAACTTACAGTGTTCTTCCTCATCTGATGTATGCCACGGAATATTTTCTTCTCCTGCTGCCACCTGTCCCTGTAATCCTACAAGGCTTGTCTGATCATGTTCAGTTAATGTGAAATGCTCTACACTTCCATCCGTAAGTGTTACGTTTACACCCTCAGCAATCACGCTCTGCTGTGCAGTGTTCATTTCACTGACCTTTTCTTCCTGCACTTCTTCCAGTGTTGGCACATACGGTTCTGGCTCTGGTTCAGGTTCTGGCTCTACATATACACTGCCATCATCGGACAAGATATATCCTTCCCCCTGTTCTCTGTAAAGAGTTGTAAAGTTATCGTATTTTCCATATACATTTCCTTCATCTGTCACAAGATGAAAACCGGACAGATTCTTTTCTGTATTCTCAATCAATACATGATGTGGATCCTGCACTGTTACATTTCCGATAACCGGATCTTTCTGATCTAAAAAAAGAATGTTCATATTTCTCCCTTCTGTGGAGTTCTTAATTAAATGGCAAATTAGCGGAAACGACTTACAGCATAAACCGAAATGGTTCATCACTAAGTATACGAACCCAGCAAATCAAAAAGAAAGCAAACAAAGTAACTATTGCTGCCTCGTTTGTCACATCCGGACAAGGACAAGCAAATACGTTATATGATGGCGGGACTCTTGCACAAGAAGCCTGCCCTAATACAGATATGGTGTTTATTGTTCCAGTGACAAAAAACACATGGAATCTGATTGGGATTGGAACAATTATTATACGAACAAGCGGAGCTATCCAATATCAGGTTAATACTTCTTTCCAGAAAGATTCTTACTTGTGGTTAAATGCATGTTATGAAAAATAACTGTTAAATCTTGACAATATTCAGTCTGCAATCACCAGAGGTTTTGATTGTAGATCCTGAACTCTGACATACCGTAAATCGTAAAGTATCACCGGCACTGAAAGGATACAAAAATATATAATTTGCCCCAGCATAACCTCCAATGGTTTTTGGCTGTCGAGATTGTTCGTTGCCATTTTGCTCTATCCTTCCATAGAGAGACATCGATTTACTGACTCCATCAGTAAAGTTTATAAGTGCATGAATTAAATAGACGCCATCTTCAGGAACTGTAAAATAATGTAAATAGTTTGTATTATCATAGGTATACATTAATCCGATATCATCATGTACTTTGGTACCAAAATCTGTGCCTTGGAAGCTACTGCCATTTGACGCAATGTTGTATGGCCCTGAGTTTCTATATACAGCCGCCTTTACTCTTTTGCCATTTAATTAAGAACTCCACCTCTTTTCTTCTCAATAAAAAATTGTGCAAAAATAACACCTGACTATTGCCAAGCGTTTTTCAATCTCTATTTTTCTTACTGCTATGCGCTTAAATATTTTTTATGATGATACTGAACAGCTTCCTGATCCACCGTGCAATACCTCATTGTTGTTTCCGGCTTGGAATGTCCCGCTAAAATCATTGCTTCTTGAAGTGGCATTCCACGATTCAACGCATTGGTCAATGCTGTCCGCCGAAATCTATGAGGATGAGCCTTCTCCACATTGGCTCTTTTTCCAATTCTTCTTATAATATCCTCGATCCCCGACTTTGACAGACGTTCATGACCACCCTTTAACGATACGAACAGCGCCGGATCTGTATCTGTCCGTCCTTGTAAATATTCTTTCAAGTATAGGTTCGTCTTTTCATTGATGTACACTCTCCTTTCTTTCCCGCCTTTTCCATATACAACCAGATCTCTGCTGGCAAACTGAACGTCTTCACGATTGATTCTTGATAATTCCGATACCCTGACCGCTGTAGAATACAAGAATTCCACCATAGCCTTGTCTCTAATCGTATCGCATTCTCTCAACAATTTTTCTCGTTCTTCATCCGAAAAAGGCTTCTTAATTATTGTCTCAACTTTAATCTCTTCCACCATAATCATTGGATTTAATCGGATTCTGTTCCGATCCCGTAGCCAACCGAAGAAGCTGCTGTATACCGCCCTCACATTTTTCAATGTCTGGTTTGACACTTTTCTAATTGCTTTATAGGCTCTCATATACTGTGAGATATCTCCGGCAGTAATCTGTGCTACTTCTTTATCAATATAAGATAACAGCCGTTGCAGTTCGTATTGATACCGCTTTACTGTCTCAGGTGACTTACCGCCCAGTGACTTACTCATCAGAAAGTCTTGCAGATCTGTCATCCATTCATTACTGACAGCCTTTACCGATGTTTCCTCCACAATTTTACAGCCTGCCAAAACAATCATAAGAACATTTTGTAGCTCTTTCTGCTGTTTTTCCTGTAGAACTCCCTGCATTCTCCTTAAGATCTCCATAATTTTCTTTTCCATTCTTCCTGCTCCTTTTTGCTTTCAGTATAACAAAAGGAACTGCGTTAAATGGCAAATTAGAGAAGAAGGTGGATGCCACTACTTTAGGATTTGGAATTTCTGAAACATTCACAGGACAGTACCTTAATTCAAAGCCCATCTATCAGAAAATGATATCTGCCGGAGCATTACCGAATAATACAACGAAATCTATAAGCACAGGTATTACTGGTGCTGATTATGTCTGGGTTGATATGGAAAATAGTTTTGCATTCAATTCCGGTGCAAGCTATCCAATTCCGTATGTGGATCCTAGAGCTATGGCAAATTCCATAGGTGTAAGGATTACAAGTAACGGCGCAACGGTTATTGTATCGACCGGAGCAAACTGGTCCACATATTCCGGAAGTATTACTCTGAGGTATACCAAGAAGTAATTATTTCCAAGTACCCTTCACATCATAATTAAGATCTGTTGATCTGGAGGTCGAACCATATTGCAAGATAGTCCCTTTCATGGCGATCCCCGACACAGATACATTGCCAGTCCATACAACACCAGAGTTATTCGCTGTGTGTTGTACGGATGAAATGGTTTTAGCAGTAATCCCAATATTCAGATTCTGATATTGAGCGTAATAGACACCGCTTGTTCCAATCTGATTTGCAAATACGAGATCCTTGATTGCTACATGGCCATATGCTTCAAAGCGTCCATCTGCGTATTTCTTCACATATCTGTTATCGCTGACTTTGATCAGCTCATATGATTTGCCATTTAACTCAGTAATCTCATCTTCAAGTGCCTTTCCCTGTCTTGCATCCAGTGCATATCCTGCTTCTGTTGTAAGAAGATTATTGATCACATTCGCATTATTCAGTTTCTTTCCATCCAGTACCTTTCCCTGGTATCCATCCAGAACAGTACTTCCGGCTGATGCTGTTGTCAGGTTATTGGCTACTGATCGGAATGCAGACGTACCGAGATCTTTAAAGTACTTTGCGATTTTTCCAAGTATCGTCCCGAATTTCTCATTGCTTATGATATTTTCTCTTGTACTTGCCGTTGTAAATGCTACCTGAGTATTTGCATCTACAGTCCCTGTCGGACCTTGCGGACCGGCGGGACCAGTTGGTCCCGTGTCTCCTTTCGGTCCGGTTGCTCCGGTCGCTCCAGTCGCACCGGTTGGTCCCTGCGGTCCGGTTGCGCCTTTTGCGCCCTGTGGGCCTTTCAGGTTTCCGGTATACACCCATTTTGCTACAGATGCAGCACCGCCAACTGTACACCGGTATGTATTTCCTGTTGATGTGTTCAGATAGTTATCATTTACAATGGCGTCTGTGATTCCTGATCCGGAAAAGATTGTCGCCGTTGTACTTGTTCCGGTGATTGCCGTTCCCTGTGTCCAACGGCTTCCTCTTGTTCCTGTGGCTCCTGTAGGTCCTACGACCTGTCCTAAATCAATCTGTCTTGTTGCCATTGTATCTCCTCCTAGTTTGCATATACTGCAATTAAATGACCGTTCTGGATTTTAAATGTTGGGGTTTCTCCATCTTTGCCTGCTGCTCCGGTGGCTCCTGTCGCTCCAGTTGCGCCCTGTGGACCAGTTGCTCCAGTATCTCCTTTTGCCCCCTGTGCACCGGTTGTTCCTTTTAAACTTCCTACGTATACCCACTTAGCTGCTGCCGCTGCTCCTGCAACAGTACAACGATACGTATTGCCTGTGGATGTATTCAGATACATATCATTCACCAGTGCATCTGTGATTCCTGTTCCTGAAAAGATTGTCGCCGTTGTACTTGTTCCGGTGATTGCAGTTCCTGCATTCCAGCGGCTTCCTCTTGTTCCAATCGCTCCGGTTGCTCCCTTATCTCCAGTTGCTCCCTTATCGCCTTTCGGTCCCTGTGGTCCTGTCATACCGGTCGCACCAGACAAATCAGTGATATATGTATAGGCTGATTTTCCTTTCACGTACAGCTTTGCGTTATCTGCATCGTTTACATTTCCAGTATCGATCATAACGAACTGTCCTTCTTTCACTCCGTCCGTTGAAAAGCCAGAATTCATTGCAGATACGGAAGCGAATGTCTTTGCAATCGCAAATGCATCTCCTTTGTCTCCCTTATCGCCTTTCACCCCCTGCGGACCTGTAGCACCTGTGGCTCCAGTGGCTCCTGTCGCTCCAGTTGGTCCCTGTGGGCCTGTCGCTCCTGTATCTCCTTTGTCTCCTTTAGCTCCTTTCATGGACTGGATATACTGTGCTTCTGTCTTTCCTGCGTTTCCTGACTGCGCAAGCCATACCTGATAGGCTGATTTACCTGTTGGGCCTGTTTCACCCTGCGGTCCGGTTGGTCCCTGTTGGCCTGTTGCTCCTGTTTCTCCTTTTGGTCCCTGTGGTCCGATAATTGATCCTAAATCTACCTCTCTTGCCATGTTTCTTTCCTTCCTTTCTTTGTTGAAAAATTTTTATAATAAAAAGCACCTGTCGTAACAAGTGCTCTCTATCCAGTAAGTTATTCATATTTTACAATCAGATGACCTTCCCTGATTTCAAATTCCGGCGGTTTCCCGTCTTCCCCTTTCAGGTCTGCCAGCGGAATCAGCTCTTTCCATTCATTCTGATCTGTATACCTCCACTGGATCGACGTGCCATCATTCCTGATTTCAATTTCTTTTCCTGCTGCCGTCTCCATCCGGACTCTGTTTCCGACAGGTGTATCACCTGACAGTAACTGTAATTCTCCGTCGATGACAGTCATATTGTCTGCCTTTTTTTCAAGTGATTCCAGTACCTGACGCAGAAGGTTCTTGCCTGATGGTGTGCTATAATCTCCTGGCTGTTCTCTCTTTTTAACTGGAAGTTCAATAATTCTGACAGTTTTCCCGCTCATCGCATCTGCAATATACACATATGCAATCAAGTCTTTTCCAACTTCCAGCAGTTTGTCCGGGATATCTGCAAGGATCCTGTTTTCTTCTATAGTTGCAATACAGATCTCTGCTTTTGCACTGCATTCTTTTACAGCAAAATGAACCTCTGCATGATCGATTCCTTTCAATCCCTCTATCTGCAGTATCTGTCCATAATCCCACTGTACCAGTCCACGTGCTTCTGTCTTACGCACATTTTCTTCAAACATCGCTCTAATCATGTTGTCACCTCATCCAGTATATATACCAACCTGCCCTCTACAATCTTCAACGGCGGAGCTGGATCAGATCCATTATAGGTAAGTAACAGGTGACCGCTTTCCACCGACATGGCAAAAATCCCCGGATCCAGTGATGTTATCGCAGCATTAGCATCTCTGCCTGGTGGTCCCACTGGACCAACCGGACCGGTATCTCCTTTTGGCCCCTGCTCTCCGTCTTTTCCTGGTATGCCCGGAATCCCCTGTTCTCCCTGTGGTCCTGTCGCACCTGTCGGTCCTGTAAAGTCACCGTTCTGAAGCTTTTCCTCTAATGTCTGTTTTATCTGCTCCGCTCCCTTTGCAGCATCTTGTGCCCGTTGTGTAGCTTCTTCCATTCCTTTGATGAACTTATCGATCCAACCTGCTTCATTTTCACTTTCCGGAACATCGCCTTCCACGAAATTTCTTTTGACCTCTATCGGCTGCTCGAAAGTTACCAAAGTGTCCTCTCCTTTAGTAATTTCTAACTGGAGCAGACTTCTTCCTGTTTCTGCCAACATCTGATCTTTTACAATAACACGCACTGTATTCTCAATGATCGAGCATACATTGTACGTTGCTTTTTTTGACGGTTTCAAAACAAAAACCTTTGCGGATGCATCTTCCGGTATTTCATAATCCATGAAATGAAAATAGATGGGAAGTGCATTCGTACCTCTTACATAATGAATCGGGCTCTTGATCCTGTCTTCCAGCACGTACACATTACGTTCAATATAATTCATTCTCTTTCACCTCTCGTTCTATCCTGGTATCCATTTGACTATATACAGACCTTGCACCGGTGCAATATTCCCGCCCGGATAACGGAGAACATACTGCCATGGGAAGTTATAGTAACCATGTACATGAATCTCATCCCCTGTCTGATCTCCTGTCTGTCCTCCGATGATTCCACCTAATTCATTTTGCGAAGCACCTACAAGCTGTCCATTTCCTATAAACATTTCTGTATGGCTTCCTGGTTTCAACAAGACATCTCCTCTTATCAGACCAGCTCCCGTAGATAGATTAACCTGAGATGTAACATCCTCAAATCCCGCCGTAAGAAACACATTGTACATTGTTCCTGTAGCAGGCGTATATCCTGGTCTTGTGTTGAGTCCCGCATTATAATACGCCCAGCAAAGAAGAGATGAACAATCATAATCTGGTCCATCCCTGTGCGCCTGATCATATCCGTGACTATTATCATTCGCGATTGCTACCGCCCATTCAACAGCCTTTTCAATGATCTGACTTCCTGTAGCATATTTTTCCAGATATTCATACCATTTTCTTGCGGCACTGCGTCTTGCAGATTCTACCTCAACGCCCGCTCGCTCAAAGTTCTTAAGAAAAGCGCTGGCCAGATATTCTGGTGTCTCTGTGCTACTCTTGAACTGTGCCCATGTCATATTGTAGGAACTTGTTGCTATCCACTGACCGGAAGATGCTGAAAGAGCATCGATCCAATAGAGCTGTCCATCCGGATCTGTGATCGCATAGCCATTGGAAGTCGCCCAATTGGTATAGTTTGTTGCCGGTGTCCACTGAACCAGTCCAAAACCGCCACTATAGTTTCCTTCATTCAGACTCTGCCACAGTCCAGGATTGATGTTGGACTCCTTCTCCATATTTCCAAGAATTCCACTGATTGCATTCAACGTCCAGCCTTTCCCAGCAAAATACTTGTACACCTCAAGAGCATTTCCCTGCATCTGAGATTCCGAAAGATAATTATTACTTATTGTCCAGCTCATCAGAAACTACCTTCTTTCGTATTTCCACCCACAACATGTCCATTCTGGATATCCAGGTACGTTCCGTCTGAATATACCGCTCTACCTGTCTTCGTTGACTTTCCACCAACCTTAAGGGATCCACAGGATAGTGCTACTTCTCCCACTGCATTGATTGAGATCTTCCCTTCATTCGTAATCAGAATACTTGCATATTGTCCACCATAAGACTGAATGCTCACGCCATTGTCCTGATAGTGCATAATCCCTACCGTCTCACCTTTGGTATTCCTTATGAAAATAGAGCCGTTACTAATCAACACACCGCCGTTAGAGGCATGATCTACAATGATCCCCTGATTGGTTAAAGCCAGAACTACATTTCCGTTTGCATCAAGTACTCTTGCTATTCCATCTCCATTGTCTTTTCCACCAAGAATCAGTGTTCCTCCCTTGATCCGGTCTGCAAGCATCGTTCCTGCCACAATAAAGTCTGCAATAAATCCCTGACCGGTTCCAAAGGTTCTCCAATTCCAATCCCTTCCATCTGCTGTTCTTTTTTTGGCAATTTCAAATCCAAGTGTTCCCAGGCACATCGCACCATACGTTGGAGATTCTGGATCGAAATCCTCAAATAGTATAGCCCGTACTGACTGTTTCTTTGCAATCGTTGACTGGGCTCTCATCTGTGCCTTCACTCCGTTGATGATTCCCTGCACCTGCTGCCCGATCAGCGTTCCATCGGAACGGATTGCCTGGTCAACACGGCTCATAACAGAAGAAACATCATCGAGGAAATTGTACTGGAATTCTCCCAATGTCACGGATATCAGCTTATTTCTCACAGCATCCCATTCCAGTTCAATCACTCTTGCATCTGATTTGATACCAAGTTTGGAATGATTACAGTGAACTGTATCTCCTAGAGAAACCTTCTCAAGCTCTTTCACATCCTCATAGAGTTCTGTATTCTGTAGCAGTTCCATATTCGCTTCAATGGTTACTTTGGGCTTGTCTACCCCGCTTTCAAATTGCTCCTCACATTTCTTTCTCAATGCTGTTTCCAGCTGTTCCTGTGTGTCGCAGATTGTAACTCCATTTTCTTCATCATCTTCTCCTGCATCCACACGCATCTTGATATCCTCAAATGTCATCACGCCGTAACGTACTGTCGGATATTTTCTGATCAACGGAGAGTTCACCCAGGGGTTCTCCCCTTCGATCATGTAGCCATTGTACGATTTTGGAACAATCCTCGTGACCACATCCTTCATGTCCACCGTTTCGGAAAATCCATCTTTCACGATATTTTTTCCATACAGCACTTCTACGCCATAATCACCGCCGACTCTCTCATTAATCGTAACATTGTAATTATCATATAGAATCTCTCCACCCCAGCGATTGATAAAAGAATTCTCATCGCTTCCATTAATTGCTTCTATCAAATTCTTCGTCTGATAATAGGCAGTCGATAACGTTTTAATATCTGATTTTGCCTGATATTTGTGGTTTGGTGCTGTCATCAGATCCAGAGCATCCTGGCCATTCTTATCCGTTGGTCTAATATCCAACAGGAAGCAATCCTCTTTTGCATCGAAAAAAACAGGCATAAGTTCTGTACTTACACCTGAGTCTTTTTTCTCTTTATTAATCACACGGAAAAGCTGTTCCCCATTAAATGATGGCATCTTAATTACCGCATTATCAACAATATACCTCCAGCGCCCTTCCGGATCGATTGGATGCTCTAGCGTTGCCGTCCACTCTCCATTCAAGATCACATGGATTGTAGCTTCTTCCGGAAATAATGTCATATTTCCATTCTGTTCATATTCCGTATTTTCCGGATTATAAATCTGAATCATAAGCGCCTCCAGTTCGGAACGATCTTTAATTCAAATCCCTCTGTTATCGTCACGGTGTTCTCCCCTTCCTGTAAGAAGAGTTTTTCATAATTGCCCGATACAGCCGTATTGCTTAAGGTTCCATCTTCTCTGTAGGCAAGTTCCCGTTCTGTATCGATTACAAGATTCTGCCCTACATTTGCAGTCATGTGATTTCCATTGACTACAAGGTCACATTTTCCTTCTCCATAAATCTTATAGACCGGATGGGAAATCTCATAAGGATTCCACCCGACATCCTTTATTGTGTGTTCATTCTGACCTTCCACCAGATAACGCAGACCATTCTCTGTAAGGAAACTTGCACTGAAATTTCCAATTCTTGCAGTGGTATGTTCTGCTTGATCCAGCTCTACTTTCATAATCTTATAGAAGCAGGATGGATCAGACCCGAAACTCAGGTGGCTGTTCCTTTCAGATAGCCACTTCTGTATCTGTCCCCACCGGTCAATCCACTGTTCTTCCTTTCCGATCCAGTTGAAATCCACCTTGATCTCAGTAGATTCATATCCTCCATCCAACAGATATAAAGTTCCATCCCTCCCGGCAATCTCCACAGAAGAAGCTTTTTTCACTGCCGGTGGAATGGTTGGCAGATTCTTGGCATAGACCCCAAAGTTTGATCCTGGGATTCCATTATACTCAACCTCCATCATCATACGCCGGCAGCTCCTTTCTTCCACTTAATATTCTGTGACATTTTCTTAATGATTGCATCAACCAGAACATCTGCCAGTTTCTTGTCTCCCAGCTGAATCTGATTTTCAATTACCAGGGACATCTCTGATAGTGCTTCTGCAATCAGCTGTGCCAGTGCATAGTTGTTCGCCTGCATTTCGTCCCGGATATAAGTCTTCAGCAGATCGATTGGAAGTACCGCCTCTTTCCCTGCTTCACCGCCTCCCAGGGCTGTATTGCCATTCATTCCGAAAATCGTCGGACTGTTCAGGATACCTCCGTTTGCGTACCAGTCTACCGAGAACTTCGGAACTTTTGGCGGTATCAGTGACCACTCACCACTCGCTTTAAAGTGCGGGAGCTTGATCTTTGGAAGTTTCCATTCAAAATTCATGAAATCTTTTATTTTATCGATCACGCCTTTTATAAAATCCCGTATTCCACAAAATACAGAGTTGACACCATCACGGAACCATTCGCACTTATTGTACAGCACAACAAAAATAGCGATCAGGGCTATGACTGCTGCCACAACCAGAAGAACCGGATTTGCTGCAAGTACGGCATTAAACGCCGTAAACGTCTCGCTTGCCCCTGAAATAACCGGTGCAATCTTCGCCCCGATATCTATCACCGAGGATATGCCGCCCGATACTTTACTTATTATGCTGAACACCGGACCTAATGCCGCCACAAGCAATGCGCATTTAATAATCATCTCCTGTGTTTCAGGTGACAGGGAATTCCAGGATCCTATAAGATCTTTCAAGATTGGTGTTACCGTCTGAAGGCACTCCGCAAGTACAGGTCCCAATGCATTTCCCACATCATATCCAGCATCTTTCAGTTCATTCAGTGTGACCTTGAACTGATCCGCCGGATCCAGTGTTGCATTGAATGTATCGTCTACGTTTCCAAGATTATCATTCAGAGAGGCTCCCAGTTCCTCAAAATTCAGTTTTCCATCCTTACAGAATTCTGCCAGTGCTGGTCCTGCTTTCGATCCAAATAAATCAACGGCTGCATTATAGGCATCTGTTGAACTTTCTGCATTCAGCATAGTATTCTGCAGTTCTGAAAGAGCCTCTTTCATTGTTTTTCCTTCTCCTGAAGCATTCACGAGAGCTTTTTTCAATCCTGCCATTACCGCGCTGGTATCTACTCCTGATGTTTCGCACTGTCCCAGGAATGCCGCTGCATCTGCCGCTGACATTCCAAGCTCTTTCAAAGAGGCTGCATTTGAAACCATTGTGGATGCCAATGTATCCATAGAGATTCCCGTATCCTGTCCAACCTTATTCATTGTATCGAGCAGGGCTCCAGCATCTTCTGCCGTCAGATTAAATGCTTCCATTACCTTCTGCGTGTTATCAATTGACGATGAAACATCCGTATCATTTAATTCCGCAAACTTTACAAACTTAGAAGATAGATCTTCCAGTTCCTGTCCCGTTAGGTGGAATCGTGTGTTTACTTCTCCAACTGCTGATCCAGCCGTTGCAAAATCTGTCGGAATACTTTTTGCAATGTTTCTCGCCGAAGTCTGCATCTCTTCCAGAGCATCTCCCGTGGCTCCTGTTTTCTCCACAATGATGTCCATTCCCTCATCTACCTGTTCCCAGGCTGCCATAATACCGGCAGATGCCGCCGCGATCGGCGCCGTAACATTCTTGTTGAGAGAACTTCCGACCTTTCCTGTTGTATCACTGAAATTTTTCACTTTTTTCGAGTAATCTTCCAGTGTAGCTGCTCCACTTTCCAGCTTCTTATTGACATCTTCAAGACCGCTTTTATAATTATTCAAAGAGGCTTTTGCATTATCCAACTGCTGCCTGGTCTTTGATATTGCCGCTTCATCTCTGACCTCTGCACTCTCCTGTGCTTTCAGAATTTCCGTCAGTCTTTCAACTTTTGCTGTGTATGTTTCTGTCTGATTCTGTAAATATTCCTGTGTAGCTCTCAGCTTCTCCGCTGATGATGTGCTCTTGTCCCACTCTGATTTAGCAAGCTTAAATGCTGATCTGTTCTCATTTACAGCATTATTCACATCTGTCAGTGATTTTCTGAAATCAACAGTTCCATCTGCCTTAAAACTAAGACCTACCGTCTTTAATCCATTATCCATGCAGCGCACCTCCCTTCTGTCTTTCCATCTCTGAAAATATCTCTAAACATTCGTTAAAAAAAACAGGATCTGAGTTCCAGAATTCTTCTTCGCTCATTCCCATTTTCCTCGCACAGACCATATATTCTGCCCAGTTGATATCTACTTTTTCTTTGGAGCAACCGACTTCTTCGCCTGTTCTTTTTTTTTATATTCTTTGAGTCTTTTTTCAAACTCATTGAAAATATCCTGGATGCTTTTTGTATCCATTGGCGTCAGCATCATCGCCTCTTCTTCATCTACTTTTAATCCATTCGACCGAAGGATCACGTAAATCATCTTTCCAGCCAGTTCCATATTCTCTTCTTCTGTCAGGTCATCTCTTCCATCCAGTTTCTTGTCAATCCCATTCATTTTCACCAGATACAGCGTGTAAAAATTGACTTTCACTTCCAGTTTCGATCCGTCTGTTAATTCAATTAACTTGGACTTCATATGATCACTCTCCTACTGCTGCCGTAAGATCTGCCTCTGTCAGAATCGGCTTTGCAAAGAACTTCTCTTCTGTCAGTCCCGCCGGTGCTGTGGATTCTGTTACCTTGCATACAATGTTTCCTGCTGCGTCAAATGGATACGCCCTGATCTTCAATGTATCTGTCTGCTCGCTTGCCTTTTCTTCTGATGTTGCAATATCATCTGAGTTTTCTGTCAGCTTGCATTTTGGATACCATTCATATCTGCATTTTCCATCCTTTAACAGGACAACCTTTCCATATCCGAATACAGGACGTTCGCTGTTACCTCCTGATAAGATCAGACCGCTTGTGCCTACGGTATCCCCTCTCATTCTTGAGATTGTATCATCCGGGAATGCAATTACCTCTACCTCAATGTCAATGCTTGACGTTGGTGTGTCTGAATCATAGACCTTACCTGATGCATAGACGTCGCTTGTCTCTGAATTTTCTGTTACTTTAACATTCTTTACGACTTCTGTTTTCTCAACATCTGCCTCATATGTACCATCATATCCGCCTGACTCATCTGCATTGGCGAAACACAGATACTGTGCTCCTACAGTCTGCTTCATTGGCGGTTTTTTTGTTTTAATTCCCATGTCTGCCTCCTAACTGAAAATCTGCTCTGTCATTTTCCTGTAGTATTTTTCTTTATTCTGTTCAAACAGTGGCTTCAAGTGTGCCCTTGCTGTCATTTTCTTTGTTCCATGCTCCACCATTGGTCCATAATATTTGCCCCATCCAACTTTGATTTCTCCCTGTGTTCTTTCCATTGCAAATGTATCAATTAGATGGGTATATCCTGGCTTTCTCACAGCACTTCTCGGCTTCGGTAATTTCAACAGATCATTCACAAATTCTTTTGTCCCTGCTTCTATCGCATCCAATGCGCTTTCCGGATCTACCTGCTTCGCATACTGTTTCAGCATCATCTCAAAGTCTTCCATCCCAGAATCATCAAACTCGATCTCCGCTCCATTGTATGTTCTGCTCATATGGCACTACCATCCGTTTCAATTGCGAAATAAGAATGCCAGATATTATCTTCTGTGTTGTATTCATGGGATATCATTGGATGAAATCCTAACTTTCTCAACGCATCCCGAAGTTCCAGAAGCTTTCTGTCCCGTGGCTTCCTTGCATAAAAACTGATCTGCCAGGTTATCTTCTCTGCATATTCTTCTCCTGATGCCACAATATCTTCCCAGACGATTTCCCAATAATCAATCCTTGGAAATTTCATTGTATTTTTGAGACTGCTGACTCCCTCGTTTACCGGGCAGTCTAACTCGTGTAAAATCCTGCTTAATTCTCCCTGTGTCATCAGATCACCTCTCTGTCGTATGCTGGCGTTTTCAATGTCAGCTCAGATTCTTTGAATCCATCTTTCGTGGTTACGTGTGCAACGTTGTAAATCTCGTGCTGTTTACCGTCTATCATGCACACGCACTTACTGTTGATCTTCTTGTACTGCGGAATCGCAAGTTTCATCGTCACCTCAACGCTGGCTGCTGCCAGTTTTGCCCTTGTTGTATCGTATACGGAAAGTTCCCTGTACCATATTCTCTCGTTAGTTGCGCGGAGCCTTTCTTCTGGATAGTCCTTTGAAGTATCTTCTTCAATCCGATACAACTCCAATACACCGTCTGTATACTCAGGTAATGTCATTGTCTTCAACCTCCGTTTCCATCTGCCAGGTCAAAATAACGCTTGCATAATTATCCATGAATTCACTTACACGATGATGAAAAGCATAATACATGTAATTCTTCAAAAGCATCCTGTAAGTTAAATCCTCCGTGACGCTACAGCCGGGATTCAGGCTCCCGACTGTCTGCTCACCTTCTTTTGCAAGATTCTTCAACTGACTGTCCCGGTAATATGGCGGGATCTGAAATTCTTCCCGCATCTCATTTACGAGCTTTTCCAATTCTTCCCCTGTCATCTTCCCGGTTTTCATAGCTTACTCCTTCGTCTGCGGAACTGTTACCTGTGTTACAGGAAGCACATACTCTTCCAGTTTTGTCACATCGAAGACAACTGCCACGTTATCATCTACCGCACGACCGTTGGCGTTGCATACTGCAATAATCAGATCTGCATCATCCATGGCCTTTGTCTGATCATACTCTTTGACGCGAACGCCGGTTGTTCCCATTGTGTAATATCCAGCAATGGTAAATGCTGCCTTTCCTTTCGGTACATTAGCATCTACAATCTTCTCAATATCAATAAAGGATTTGTTGATATATCCACCTGTCAGAGCCTCTCCGAACATGCAAGGATCAACGTACTCTGCTTCATCGGATGGATTGCACACCAGATACAGCTTATCTACCACACGTTTTCCATCATTGGTAAGAATCTTTCTTACTTCTGCAAGACCCTTCGGGCTGAACTTTGTAATATTTTTCTTTACTTCCTTTGCTTTCTTTGTTCCATCAACTTCGGATTCTTCAAGTTTACGGAAAATGCCAATCGGAGCGTTTTTCCCATCTCCATCAATATATCCCTTAACGAGACCATCCTGCATTGCTTCTGCAAGAATCGCTCTAAAGTAGCGATCAACAAACTCCATTGACAGCTCGCGGATTGCTTTTGGAATCACAAGATATGCAGTGAGTTTGCACAGTTCAATGTTCAATGCAGAAAACTCCATTGATAACTCTCCTGCAATTGCTGCTGTGAGTTCTCCCCACTCTGCTGTTCCTGAATGAGATGCTACGATCCACTTTTTCACATTTGCAGGAGCCATGTTCACCAGCTTCAGGATATTGGATGCTTTCTTCACATCATCCAGTGTGCGGTCAATAATCTCCGTTGGGATGATATCAATCTGATTTGCAGTAATTGACTGCTTAACGTCCTTGAATCCCTCATAGAATTTCTTCTCTTCCTGGGACAGGTTGCGGAGTCCGAGCTGTTTCTTGTAATCTGCATCATGACCTGCTCTTTCTGCTTCTGCTACAACCTGATTGATCAGATCTGCGTGTGCTGCTTCTTCGATCATCTCGATTGACTGCATGATAGCATCTGCTTTCTGATCTGCCGGAGCATTATCCAGCAACTGTTTTACTTTGTCTTTTACTTCCTGGCTTAATCCTTCAATCTTCATTCTGTTATTTCCTCCTAACCAAAAAATGCACCCCAACCGGTGCTATCCTTTTCTTCCGTCTTCTCTTTTTTCTTATGAGTCAGCTGATAGAATTCAGCTAACTGCTTCTGATGCTCATTTCTGCTCCTCAATTCCATCTGAAGCGCCTTGTTTTCTTTGAGCACCTCCTGCAGTTTCACATCCGGATCATCTTCTTTCTGTGCAACGCCAATCTCATCAATCAGACCATACTCCAGAGCTTTCTGTGGAGATAAGGTTGTAGTCTTATGCATCATCTCCCGGAGCTCCTCTTCTGAAACTGTAGCTCTCTGCATGAACAGAGCTACACAACTGTCCATTGCTACATCCAGATTGTCTGCTTCTGCCCTCAGATCTGCTGCATTTCCTGTAACTGTCTCCCACATATCATGAATGATGGCTGTTGTTCCCTGTCCCATGATACGCTTATCACACGCCTGCAGAATCGTAAACGCAATCGAATGACATCCGCCCATTACAATTCCCGTCTTATAGGATCCATGCTGCTGAAGCATGTTGTAGATAGCTGTTCCCTGGTCTACGCTTCCACCATTGCTGTTGAAATAGATCTTGATCTCGTCTGTTTCCGGAATTGCATCCAGAAGTTCCTTGAAGTGCTTAGCTGATGTCTCAGAGTCATCATACTGCCATGTATCCCAGTTGAACGGACCGATTTTTCTAATCTCATCGAAAATAAAAATCTCATGCACGTTATCCGTCTGTTGAAATCTATACACAACTTTTTTCTGTTCCATGTTCTCTTCCTTTCCCTGTTATTACTGTTTAACGGACAGCTCCGAGATACTTGGATCACCTCCGTCTAATCAGGTTTCCTGTGCCGCATTACTGTTGTCCTCCTCTCCATAGTTTTTCGTCAATGCTCTTGCCTGACTGAATTCTGTATTAAGTAACGGATAACCTACCATTTCCCGGATTTCATCGTAATTAAATCCGATTCCACGGAGCTTATCCAGATTTACAGCACTGTCAACCACATCCACATGCTTGAAGCGTGCCAGCCATACCATGACTTTTTCAGCTTTTGCACAATAGTCAGCTTCACCGACTATATACGCTGTCAACGTATCATTGATTGCTTCTGCTACCGGACTCACAGCATAAGTAATAAACTCATTGGTGGCATCTGACTTCTCAGTGATATTGCCATTAAATACCGCTTCCGGAATGTCAAAAGCATTCGCTACCTCATTTTTGATTTGAAGTGATAGCTTGGCAAGCTCCTCTGCCTTAACTGCCGTATTTACCTGAAGCTGTTCCACTGATACGTTATCTGTTTCCGTTAAGATTGCCAGCTTATCTGACTCTAATAACGTCTTAATCTTCTGAACATATTGATTTCTTGTCAGCGTTTTTTCTGTTCCATCGTCCTGTTTTTCCCGGAATGATAATGCATTCGTTCCAAGCTTCAACTTGAATCTTGGCATACTTGACATTCTCATCATTGTATTAATTGCATCTAGTGTATTATCATACTGTTCCACTACACTCCGCAGGTACATCCTAATCCTGGCATTATCATATCTTAAGTGAATCACCTCAGAAGACCTGAAACTTCTGTATATTGCATAGTCATACCCCGCACACGTAAGTGTTACCTTGCTATATGTGCGCTCTGTCAATACATTATCTGTTGTCTGCCACGATGACGCCCTGTAATATTTCCCAGCTAATGGGATAATTACGGCTTCTGTCGTAGTGAGCAGTTCCTTCACAACTGCTGTCCAGAACACTGTTCCACATTCGTGATCGTTTGGCTGTATATTCAGCCGGTACTCTTGTTTACTCTTTTCTTTACTCTCTGTCTGAATCAGGATATCGGATTTTGCAATTGCTTTTGCGATCATCAATACTGCTTTTTCAATTTCAAGCCTTGATAAGTTCAGTTTTGTGAGATCCACGGCAATGACCTCCGCAAGCGACTGTACTTCTTTGTCCCGATTCCAAAATAAGAAATCAAACATATTTTTCTCCTGTTATATATACACAATTTGAACTTCCAGCTCATCCTTGCAGAACATTGCAACGTCAAAAGCCATAAATCCATCGTTTTTCCTTAATTTCGGTTCAATCTTCCCAAACATCTTGTTCCCGTATTTATCCTCGCTCACGCTTGTATTATTGGTATACCAGCGCATGATGGCTGATAATCCATAATTGATCATTCCCTGACTGAACATAGATTGAATAAATGGAGCGATAATCCCGGTCGCTGATGTTATCTTTCGGATCAAACGCACAATTCCATGTGGATTCTTCTTATCTTCTATCGTCAGTCCACGCTCTTCAAACGCCTGTTTGAACAATGTATACCGGTAAGTATCCATTGCGATCTTCTTGACCTCGTAGTATTTCATTTGTTCCATACACCAGTCTGCGATCAGATTTACGTCAATAACTGGGCCCGGAACAATCTCAAAGTCTTCAAACTCTTTCTGTCCTGCATTTCTCAGTGGGAACTTGATGGAATCAATAAATGGAGAATCCGCACAGATCCACGTATGCTGCCGCCAGATATACTCTCCCTCATCCGTCTTGGTCAGTATTCCGGCTGATGCGAAGTCCCGGACATCCGCATAATCAATTCCAATAACTGCCGCCCGTCCTCGCGTATCCAATGTTATCCGTGGAATCTTTCGTTCCAGTTCTTCCATCGTTTCACCCTCATAACAGGCTCGCAGGACATTCTGCCAGGTTGTAACTGTCTCCTCTTCCTTACGCGCTGATCTGTCCATTCGCTTTGTAATGAACTCCGCACGTTTGGAAGGGATCTTCTTCATTTCTAGATAATCATGCATGATCTGATTCGCAAGAATTGGCATGTACTCCATCGATGGATTCGCCTTGTGCCATGCTTCTGGATCATCCACCTCTTTCATGTCATCAATCTCACAGATATACGGAAAGTATCCTAACAGATTCTCCCCTGTTTCCAGAATCTCAGCGCACATCGCTGATATTTCATCAAGCGGACCATCTCTGACATAGCCATCTGTCGTGATTATGAATTCCCTGGAGTGCTTGACCTTACCAAAAGAGGATTCAAATACGTTGATCTGGTCATAATTCTCATAAGCATGAATTTCATTGAGTACCAGGCAACCAGTTCTTTTACCATCCTTTGTCTTTGCATTGGAAGTGTTGTATTTCATTTCCGATCCGGTCACAATGTTTGTGATCAGCTCCTTGGTTACAGAGAATTTCCCCTTAAACTTCGGATTATCATGCAGCATGTCATAAGCGACCTTGAAGGTATCTTTCACCTGGCCTTCCGAATTGGCAACAATCTCCACATGATAATTCTTCACCCCATACAGGGGAGTCTGAAAGAAATTAACAAGTGGAACGATAAATCCATCTTTACCATTTCCACGTCCTTCCTTGATGAAGAACTTGGAAAATACCGGGATATCATCCTTGTACATGAATGCGAATGCATAGATGAACTTCTGGAATGGAAACAGCTCATAGTAATTGGATTTACAATACTGTAAGCAATTTCTGTACGTTTTCTCGTCAAAAAAAACATCGTCCCGCTTCAATGTCGGTTTAACGATGTTTTCTATGAGCAATTTTCTTTTCTTATTTATCCACTTCGGATGCTCTTTGGCATATTTAAGATAATCATCAATCTCTTTACAGATAACCATCTGTCGGATTCTCCGGTTCTGGTATCGGCTCTTTCAGCTTCAGATCAGCCAGGATCTTTAGCATGATGGATGTGGTCTTTTGCAGATTGACTACAGATTCATTTGCCTTTTCCACTCTGACGCCGTTTCCATTAATAGTCTCATACCTGATTCCTTTGTTCTTAATATCAGCAAGTAAATCCTTCTTCAGTTTCCAGTAATGCACATAATCATTAATCAGATCTTCGTAAAATTCCGCTTTCATTCCACGCAGTTCTAACTGCTTTGTCAGAGATTCTCTCATCTTCTTTTCTGTCAGTTCTTTCTTCCTCTGTGTCAATCTTTTCACCCCCTTTTTCGCTTAAATCATGCTGTTTTCATCAATTTTTTACGTCTTTTTCATGCTTTTTAACGCATTTTTGAAGTTGTCTGAAAATTTTCTCTTCTTATAGTGAGTTCTGAAAATTTACCCCCTTACCCTTTTCACGCGAGATTTCAAAATTTTTCCAGAGTCTTGGCTACATCCCCGTTCTTCACTCAGGAAAAATCGCTGAGAATTTACCGGGGGGTCTATTTAAAAATTGAGGACAGCTGCGGACTCGAACCGCACATGCGACGGCTTGCACCGTCCGCTTGTCTCCTCCTAAGCTATGTCTGCCCTCAGTGTAGCTACCATCTTTCTTTGCTCGCAAGCTTCTTCTTTCTTTGGAATCTTCTTGGAGTCCTTCCATGTCGCAGATTGTGACACTTCACACATAGACTGATCAGGTTGTCATCTTCCAACCCTAGCTCCGGATGCTCTTTTAGTTCAACAATATGGTGCACCTCTTCAGCTCTTCTGATCTTTCTGTCTTCTCCTTGCAGGATGCGGCCTGCTGCCACTGCATCCTTCAATCTCTTTCTGCAGTCCTGGCACTCATAGTGATCTCTCTCAAGTATCTGCATCCTCTTATGTTTCCATGCCGCTGCATTGTAAAATGCTTTTGCTTCTCTGTCTGTCATTTTCTTTCCCTCACGCACAAAAGACACCCGCTGGCATTCAGGTGTCTTTTCCAAGGAGTATTGTAGAAGTATCTGTCCGTCTTTCGACAATACCATATTAGCATGAGCAAAACTCCAGTGAACTCCACTCTTTAATTAATTTGAATCTTTTTCAGTGCTCTCCCATGTAACTCGTAGATCCAGCTCTCACTGTATTCCATGAGTTGTGCTATCTGCCACCACTCAAATCCTTTGATATACCTGTAGAACATAACATCTCTTTCGTCCTGATCATCTAACTCATTAATTCTGTATTCTATGTCCTTATAGGTCTGTACCTGCTTTACTCCCTCTTGATACAGCTTGTCCTCTCTTTCCTGAAGAGCTGCCGCGTAAGAACTTAGATCGCTTTGATTGGATCCATGTGGCATCCCATCATTATTCGATGAAGGATACATCTTCATGTTCCTAATCTCTTCAATCTCTGATTCGATCCTCTTGATTCTCTTCCCATGTTTCCTGTATGCCCTGAGATAGGTTTTCTTCCTGTCGTTCTCGTTTTTTACATTGTTTTCTTCCAGTCTCTTCTCCATTGGCATCATCTCCTATCTTGTACTTTCTCGCCAAGTATTCTGCTACATCTCCATGCCACAACTGCTGCCCCTGCGCTTCGATCAGCTTTCCTGCCTGGTATGCCGGCCGGTGAAACTTCTCGCTTGCCTTCCGATCCGGCGGATGTTCTGCCATATCAGCATAATGTTCTTTTTGGTTCTGCTGGATCTCTGCAGGACTCCAGCGTGTGTCTGTACTTCTTTTCACTGTTCATCACTCCAATCAAGAGCCTGCCCGCAAAATTTGCAGCGTGGGCACGATGCTTGTCCGTTCCATGTTTCAATTTTCTTTTGTCTCTGCTTCTCTAATGCTTTAACTGCCATTTTCTTTGCTTCGATGTTTTCTTCACTGTTGGATGTATCCAACCCCTTAATGATTCTGATTGCATCTTCAATATTCAACTTTCTTTCTCCCTGCTATATAATCTATGGACACATTATATATATCTGCATATTTGATTGCTTCTCCTAGCGTCAGCCCTTTCCTTCCTGTTTCAAGATCTTGTAGTCTTTCCTCCTTCATGTCTAACTTGACTGCTGCCTCTTCTCTTGTCAGTCCTCTGATTTTTCTTAGATACTTCAGACGGTTTCCTATTGTTCCTACTGGTCGTAATATAACCATTGTAATCAATCCCTCCTTTCACATCCCATGCGCAAATATCACAATCTTCAGGACATACATTTGCTTTTATTGCTCTTTCGCACATCTCCATTCTTGTTCTTATGTCTTCCTCATAGTCCTTTATAATTCCAAGTTTCCTTAGAATCTTATAAAACAGTGACTTTTTTCTCACGTCTCTTTTTTCCTTCCGTCGTTCTTTCCATTTCCGCAGCCACTCAAGCTGTGCTTGATCCTCTTTCTCTTCTCTTGTCATTCTTCTCCTTCAAACACAATTACACTTTTTCTGATTTCTTCTCTGATATTTTCATGCAGCTCATTTAAATTCCATCCGTCAGCGTATGTAAACAATATATCTTCACCATCTTCCGTGAATGGTAAACCTTGCGCTACCCAAAACTTTGTACAGCTATCAAGACCAGTATCTTTGAAAATCTCGCAGTTATACAATTCTTCTAATTGCTTTTTAGAATATTTATTCTTCATCTCTTTTTCCTCGCTTAACTACCGGAATATCCGAGAATACCACCGTAGCCCTCTCGTTTTCTGATGCCGCTACAATCACAATCTCTATGTCATCATATCCAAGCATAAATTCCGGAATGAGGTAGATTCCGTACTGCTCGACAGCTCCGTGATTATTTCTCATGTAGTCAGATACAAATTCTAACTTTTCATCCAACAGATTGTGCGCTTCCTCTTCATCGTACCGCTTTGTCAAGTGTGTGATTGCCTGCTTTATGTTCAAGCTTCCTGTCCACCAGAAAAATGGCTCGATTTCTTCGATATACTCAAACTTGCTATCTGTTATAATCTCTTTCATCTACTTCCCTCCTTCTGCTTCATCCACCTTACGTATTTTCTTGATATATTCGCGAAATGTCTGGATCGTTGAAAGTACTCCGTCATAAAAAGGATCGATTCTTTCATGTTCTGCAATTGTTGCTTTTGTTTCTGCTTCTGCCTGATCCAACCAATCAACCAAATCTCTCGCGTCTCTTTCTGTCATATCTTCTCCTTCTTTCCATTTCATCTCTTTCTTCGCAGTACATTAATCCCACGTACTGTCCATAGCTCATTCCTTCCTGTCTTGCTTTTGCATTTATCTCAGCTAATTCGCTTTTCCAAGCTGTTAGTCTCAGTCTTTTTGGCACTTGTCTGCTCCTTTCTCCTCCCTGCCGCATCCAGGGAGGAAGTCTTTGTTATCATGTTGCAGTATTGTGACATACTTTTATCTCCACGCCATTCAGCGGAGGTAACTATAAATAATTTTTCTTATATCTCGCCATCCACTCTTCTCTCGTATGTGTCTGCTCATATTCTGTCTGTGCTATTCTGCAGAGCAGTTCCCGCATTTCTCGGTTATTGTGGACCGCTTCCGGTCCTTCTTTGTGATGATTCCGACACAGATCTACCTTGAGTCCATCTGCCTCAGATAGTTCGCGCTGTCCGGATCCGAACATGATGTGATGTTCCTCTGTGTACTTCTTGGAAGAATCGTCATAGAGTATCAAACAGAGATAGCAGACTCCCTTTCTACTCTTGAGGATGCTCTTTTTATGTGATTTCCTTTTTTTCTTGCAGGCTAATTTCGGAAATGCCATGTCTGAATAATCGATGCTCATAAGATATGCACCCCAACTAAGTTTTTCGGATCTCCTTGCATTCGATCAAACCATATGCACGGTTTGCATACTCCTTCAATGTCTTTTCTCAGCTCTTCTGCGGAATCTGCCAGCATGATAACGTTCGTCGGACTGCTGCAAGCATAGACTCTCGCAACATATTTATCCGGTATATCCCGCGGGTGCTTATAAATTGCAATCGATGGTATCGCTATCGCTGATAAGTCCACCTCTCGAAAGCTATGGATTATTTTGTTATTTACTGAGTTCTTCTCCATTTTCATCCACCTCTGCTTCTAACCATTTCTTCCAATATTCTGCTGAGTTCAACATCATGTGAGGCATCTCTTTCACGGATGCTGCCATGTACAGTGCCATCTTGTATGATTCCATTGTCTTCATGTATTCCCATCTGCTGCCAGCCGGATTCTGTTCTTCTTCGGACTTATCCACCGGTTCTGAATTGGCTCCCGCTTCTGTGTTTCTCGCATTTTCTTCCATCTGCTCTGAATTATCCACAGGTTTTTCCACAATCTCCACAGGCTCCGGCATTGCACTGGTGCAATTTTCCTCTTCGTACTGTCCCGCTCTGATAAAATCGCTCCGTATTTCCGGTGTTCCCCCTGCTTCCGGAAGCATTTCCGGAAAATCTTTCTCAATCTCTGTCTGTCCCGGAATGTCGTTTGGAAGCTCTAGTGGTTTCTCCGTCTCCTGTTTCTCCGGTCTTTTTGGTTTTGGCAGCTTCGCCTTCACTACCTTTGACTCTTTTCTCTTCTCTTTCTTCGGTTGCACTGGTGCAATCCGTTCTTTTTCCGGATACTTCTGTCCGTAGAGCTCCTCCCAATTCTGTTTTGCGTCTTCCTCTTCTGTGATCAGGACAAGATAGCTTAAAATATTCTCCCAGGCAAACTTTTCTTTCAGTCCTTGTCTTACAACCTGCAGTATAACCTCGTCCTTCTCATCGTTTAGATAGAGCATAATTCTTCCGCAGCCTTGTGGTCTTACACTGTATAGCTTGTCCCCGTCCGGTGCTAACACCTCTTTGATCCGTCCTGTTCCTATGCTTGTTCTGACTGCCTCATGCAGTTTTAGATATAGTTCCGGTTCATCCATGCAGATCTGATGGATTGCCTTTTCCAGATTGTCGAGTTCTTTCTGTTCTTCTTTCTCGCCTTCCAAAATGACTTCGATATCTGTGATCTTCTCTTCGCTTTCTATCTCTTCTTTGACCGCCTGGATCTCTGACTTGCTGTATGCCGGTGTCAGCTCTTCTGCTACGCTTTCCGGAAGCGTCAGCATCAGTGCCAGCTTCGCATAGCCAAATCCTTTGTAATGCTCCTGCAGTCTCGGAGAGTAACCACCCTCCGAGAATCTGTCATCGATTCTGATGTATCTTGATACCTGTGTAGCTTCAAGCTTGTATTCCGCCCAGGCGAATTCGTTTACATTGTTGTATCTGGAATTCTTTAAGATATCTGTATCTCTTCCCTGTTTCAGCAAATATCCTGTCATAACAAAATCTTCCACTGTTCTGTTCAGGACGGTATTCATTGCCTTTTTGTATTCCTCATAATCCTGGTACTGTACTAATTCCATCAAACCGCCTCCAGTTCTTTTTCTATTTCTTCTGCTTCAAGGAAATCTTCCGCCAATCCCTGAAGGACTCTTATATTCTTTTTCTCTTCCAGCTCTGCAATATTGGCTTCTCTCTTGATCTTGCTGATCTTGGCCAACTTCTTATCTTCCTCTGTCAGACGTTTTCTGATTGCCTTCTGCCAGCTTTTCAGGAATACCCGGATTTCCTCGATTCCCGGCTCTTCGTCATAATAGCTTCTGTGCTGTCTGATTGTGCCTCCCGGCTCTACTTCGATCGTGTAAAACGGGATTCCCGGTGCTTCCTGCCTCCGCAGGAAACAAATGTATGTCTCTCTGCTCTCGATCCTGTCAAAATATCGTTCACTGCTGCCGGCACAATGATGCAGCGCACGTCCTTCTTTCACGATATCCACTAACGTGTTCGGTACAATGATCTTATACTCTTCGTCTTCGTACTCATATCGGCTCTTAATCTCTTTCAGGATCTCTTCTGCTTCCGGAAACTTCTGCCGCATTTCCTGTGCATAGGCTTCTTTTCCCTCTGCATTGTTTTCCAGTTCTTTCAAGATCTGTATCTGCTGCCGGTCTACAACAACTTCATCATGTCTGCGTTTTAACTCTCTTGGACGATAGACCATCTCGTCAGCCATATTTTTGCAGCATGCCTCGCACATATTGAGATAATCTTTATATTCTTCAAGCACAGCTTTTGCCGTCATTCCTGCATATTGTTCTTTTTTCTGCCTTTCGATGTAGTTCATAATCTTCTGTGGACTCATATATTTTTCCAGTCCCCGGATGCCGCTTGGTTCTATCTCATTTTTTATCATCCACTGCACCGTCTCTTTCGAGATCTTCTGCCCTGTCTCGTCCGAATACTGCATCCAGCGTACCATTCTGTTCCCGCCATGTTCGTCACGGATCCGGTTGATCTTCTGACGGTCTTGGATTCTGAACATTCCCTCAATGCTTTCCTCTCTCATGTCCAGTGGTCCATAGTATTGTGTCGGATATCCCGGATAGTCTGTACAACCGATCGTATCTCTCAGCAGATTCCAAAAGCGTCCTTTTGCCAGGCACTCGATCTTCTGTGCATATCCTTTCATCTGTCCTGTCCCTGCCACAAGTCTGTTGTAGTTCAGTTCCATTCCCGTCTTCGATAAATGCTCCAGAACTCTTGTTGCTTCGCTGTAAGTGGTTCCGTCTAATATCTGGCCGAATTCTCCCGGATACAAGTAACCTTCTCTTGCTCTTAGATTTTTCCGGTTTCCTTTTGTCCATCCATCCCAGGAGTCCTCGTAATAGATCATGTATGTCTTCTTCAATTTTCTGTTGGAGTAGACCTTGTACAATAAGATTCTGATTTCATCTTCAAGCTCTACATAATGTCTTCCATTGTCCCATCCGACCTTTGCTTCTATGATCCGGAGTACGCTCGTATCTTCATCTACCGGCTGGATGAGATAGCAGCTCTTCCATTTCTGTTCGATATGGTCTGTTCTTGTCTTTGCCTGCACAAGTTTTCCACAGGAAGGACAGAATACCATGTCATTGTGCCGGATCTTCTTTTCTCCATCCTGTCGTTTGATTTCTTCCGGCCAGCTGGATTCTCCGCAGTTCGTACAGACAAATTCTTTCGTTTCCCTGTTCCGGAACATGTAATCCTCTCCTGCTGCCTGTTTAAAGAACCATTCTCTTAGATTCTTCGGACGACCTGGAACTTTTCTCATTAGGTTCATGAGTTTTATTTTCCGGTTTGTTTCACATCTTTCCCCGATCTCGCTGTTATAGCTATGTTCCAATCCGTTGATTCTCTCCCATGGGCTGTTGTTCCACGCTCTGTGTTTAATCAATTCTTTGATCCTGTTTGCGTCTTTCTCCTGCAATTTCGGATAATCGTCATATGTTCTCCATTTCCAATCTCGCCAGTCCTCGTTCAGTGCATTCAGGATACCGCCTTTTCTCCAACCATGCTGCTCTTTCCAGTACTCATGTTCCCCTGTCTCATAGTTGATACAGTACCGCACCAGCAGTTCCTTCGCCTGATAGATATTTAGAATCAGGATTTTCTCCAACTCCTGTAGCGTGGCTGTGAGTCCTTTTCCTGCCGGTTTCTTCGGTGCAACGCACTCAATCGCTTTTCGTTTCATTTCTGCACCTCCACCCATTCTCTTTCTTCTGTCATGGAATAGATCTGATGCGCTTTCGCTTGTATTCCGTCAACATTTCTCACGCCTGCTGCCACTGGCTCGCCTTTCTCGTCCTCTACGATCAGTCCGATCACGGTTCCGTATTCTCCTTTCACTTCCGGATGTTTTCCCCTTGCGATCGCTATCTTTGTCTCTCCGATCGCTTTTGACCGCTCTTTTTCTGCGTATGCACCTCTTTCTCTTTTCTCCCACGTTCTCTTCGGATGGATGATCATATATTCCATTGCCGCCATTGCAATCTCCATAAGTGTCAGTTCTCTTAATAATGTCAGCTCTGTAGATACGACCATCGAGCATCCATCCTCTTCGTCTATACTTCCGCCAGCTTCGCACAGGAAGAATTTGTTCTTTCCATCGATCGGATACCACTGCAGGCAATCCAGGATATACTCCGCCGCATGGAATCCAGTTGATCTTGTTTTGCTTTTCTCTTCTTTGTAGGTCTTCCCTTTCTCGTACTGAAATGTCCCTTTTCCGTGTTTTGCCTGAATTTTTTTATTGAACCCTTTGTATACTCTCATTTTTTCTCACCCAGATAGTACTCTCTCACGATCTCTTTGATCTGTGCCTTTCCTGGAATGCTGATATACAGTGGTGGTCTCAAGCCTGCTGCCTTGGTGATTCTGTCATCTAACTGTGTTTTGGCATTAAATGCCGTCTTCAAGACCAAAGCCATGCAGTCTTTCAATGACTTTCCTTTTCTTCTGACTGCAAGAGCCATCTCTTCATTTTCCATGCATGATTGTTTGATGGAATCCGTCCAGTCTTTCAGTGCTCCTTCCAGTTTCAGGTCCTTCGCTTCCAGTTCCAGTTTTCCAATAGCTGCAAGAATTGGTGTCGTCAGCTCTTCTATTGCACCGGTGCAAAAGTCCTCAGCGTCTTCCGGATCCAGTCCGTTCTCTTCTGCAATTGTCCTGATTGCTTCCAGGTCTCCTTCTTCCAACTGTGCTTTTGCAGCACGGTTGATTTCTTCGCAAGAATCAAATTCTCCAAACTTCTCAAACATCTTTATACCTCTTCTCCTTGCAAGTACGCTTGTAGCGTCTCCTTATACTCGCTGTCTTTTTCATACACAATTTCTATTTCGTGTTCTGTGCTCTCTTCCAAGAACATTTTCCACAGATCTTGATTCTGTATGCCTTTTCCATCTGATTTCTTCCACTCTGCTCGTCTCCACTTTTCCGGATTATCTGCCAATATCATGTTCTTGATGTACGTGTTCCTCGTGTAGAACACAACTCTACATGGTTCTTTAAGCTTTTGCAGTGCATAGATCATTGCCAGAAGCACGCTGCGGTTATAAGTTGTTCCTTCCTCTTCTCCTTTCAGGAATCGGTCTTCAATATCTCCGTTTCTCCTTGTAAATGTTAAAGCTGCAGCATATCCTCCTCTCTTAGGTGTTGCCGGTCCAGTGATCGTGGTTTCTATGTAGATCTTCACCGTCTTCATTTTTCAAATCCTCCTGTTCAGCCTGATCAATGTATATCTCCGGTATTTGAATCCTGTAGCCGGATTGATTCCTTCATAGCTCTTGGCAATGTAATAGCCGTTCTTTTGTTTGATCTCTTTTGGCCATCTTGCCAGTTTTTTCTTCTTTGGTGGTTTCAGTGGCATGTTCCGCGAAGTGCTGTAACTGGATTCACTGAGTCTTGGCTTGTCCCTCTTTCCGTCTTCCCTCTTTTCTCCCACCTTCTCGTTTTTGGTGATGTAGGATGCAAGCTGTGAAAAATCCTCTTCGTAATATTTGCTTTTCTCTAACTTCTCTGCATAGATTCCACCATGTGGCCAACATTCCTCCACCCAGCGGATCGTATCCCGGCATCCGGTGATGACCATGTGAATGTGCCATGCTCCCTTGGTTCCCTTCTCAATGTTCCGGATCCAGCGCAATTCGATCTGTTCTTTCTTGTATCTTGTCCTTAGCTTGCTTATCAGATTCGTGAAATCCTTCTTTGCTTTCGCCATGTCCGGAGGTCTTGCCTCGACTCTGTACGTCAACGTCAGGAAGTAGTCCCCCCTTCCAAAGTACTCCAACAATCTATGTCTGGCTGTCTCCGCCTTATTCATGGCGTTCACTACTGCCATCTGCTCCGGTGTAGGCTTTCTCTTCTTTTCTCTTGGCAGTCCTCTTGCTCCATACCTGCCGTCATGGTATTCCTTCACCTCCAGGATGTCTCCCTTCCGGAAGGTGTGTGTTACTCTCTTCGTAGCCATCATGTACCTCTATCTTTAATATCTTAATCAAGTATTAAAATGGGGCAGAATCCCCGTTTTTCTTGACTTTCTGCCCCACAGATGTTAAGATAATATTGTCTTTAATATCTGCGAGACAAAAGTCTTGCATTCAACACTTCCGTTACCTCCGGAAGTGTTATTTTTTTATCTGTTTTTCCAGCGTCCTTGCGATCGAATTCAGCGCATAGAAGCTTGCTGATACAGCCAGTCCGATCAGGACGCGCTCCAGCGTTGACTCCGGTGCAATAACTGATACAGAATATGTGATTGCTGCTCCGGAAGCATAGAAGAGGCCTGCCAGCATCCCTACTCCTGTAATAAATCTTGTTCGCCAAAGACTCATTCTAATATGATGTAATCTCCTTTGTTCTTCTTCCTGGCGTACTCGTCCGCTTCTTCCCATGTCCCAGAGCAACAGCCCAGTTCCTGTGTTTTCATCCATCTGATAATCCATATGTGGTCTTTCTCCCTTCTTCCTCGTTTCTGGCTCATTTCTCACCTTCTGTATGGTTTTCTTCTTTTATTCCTATTTCAGTGCGTCCCTCACGCAACAGCCGATTTATGATCGCAGATGCCTGAGTGTCACTGAATGCTTTTCTTGTGATTTTATTTCCCTTGTGTTTTGCTGTAATGATATACATCCGCTGCGCCCTCCTTCCTTCTTGTATGATGCGCACGGATAACAGCGACTGCGTTCCATACAATTATTTCTATGCTGACAGTAGCAACAATCCTCCATGCTTGTCCTTCTTTCCACCGCCTAAGCGGTTTTATCCTTTCTTGATCTCAGATGCTCGTTTATGATAGTTGATACATCATTGATCACTTTTTCATGCTCTTTTTCGCTTTTCCCCAGATAAGCAGAATCATCGAATTTGTATGTGCATCCGCTTTCTGTCTTTTTGATCTCTACGATCACCTGCATCACCTCCTAGAAAAGTTTATGTGCTACGGTTTGTACTTGTTGCTATTTTCTATTTCTTTCGTGAAATGTTGGAACATTCTATGTGATAACTGTGTCTTTTGTTATTGAGGAAATCGTATCTTCTAAAATAGTTCGTGCAGTACCTACTGTTATTTTGTTTTTCCGCATGATTTCTATAATTTCCTCAATAATTTGATTTACTTTTTCTCCATCCACACTTTCTTCAATACCATTTTCATAGAAATCATAGTCGACATATCTCTTACTCATTCTCTTATCACCTATCTTGCATTATCCTTTGGTGTATGCAGCGATTAATGCGATAATTGAAATAATCGCCGGAAGCCACGGATGTCGTTCTGGAAACGATGCCCAATCTATTTTTCTTTTCATCTCTTCTCACCCCGCCTTCTTCTCAGGATCATCTTTCTCCATTGCGTCTCTTGCCTTGAGCACTTCTACGCTTCCTTTTACTACCAGGAGGCTTTCTTTGTCTAAATGCTTTAGGTTCTCTACAGTTTCTTCAATTAATCTTTTCTGTTCTTCACTCATGTTGTTCACCTCTTTCTTGTTGATTCTGAGACTATTATATGTCGCACTGCATCGTTTGTCAATAATTATTTTGTTGATGTTGCGACATTTTTCTATTGTAAATTTTTTAGCTATGTGATATGATATACTCACAATGAAAGGAGGTGCAGCATGAACGAACGTATAAAAGAGCTCCGGAAAAAGCTGAAATTAACGCAACAGGAGTTTGCCGATGCGCTTAGCATAAAACGAAATACCGTTGCTACTTATGAAATGGGGAGAAATGAACCTATTGATGCTGTAATTGCATTAATATGTAAAACGTTCAACGTAAATGAAGAATGGCTCCGATCTGGAACGGGTGATATGTTCTTAGAGCTTCCTGAAGAAGATGAAGAAGCTGCTTATGTATCTGAATTGCTGGAAGACAGTGATAATGATTTGTATAAGTTGATTAAGGAAATCATGCACACATATCATGAATTGTCTCCTAAATCAAAGGAAGTAATCCGTGATTTCAGTGCCAAGTTACGAGAGAACATAAAAAAAGGAAGCTAATGCTTCCTTCTTTCTAAATGTCTTTTTAAGATGGTGTAGAGCTGGCGAAGAAATTTTTCATCTGAATCGTCAATTTTCTTCACCATTCCTATGATAAGTTGTTTAGATACATTGTTCATTATGTTATCCCTCCGTTCCCAGCAAGAACGCTCTTCGAAATTCCTTGATTTTATCATACAACATTTGTATATAGAAATCAATGTTTTATCGAACATCTGTTCTTTTTACTTAGGAACTTTAGGGATTGCTATTATTAGGAAAGCCTGCTCAAATATCTATGGAGTAGGTTCCGATCAGGATTGTGGTGTTCCTGATTGGCAGGCACACAAATGAGGGTGAATTTATGGGATTAAGATTTAGAAAAAGTTTCAAGGTTGCTCCTGGAGTAAAAGTAAACTTGAACAAGAAAAGTACAAGTGTAACGTTTGGTGGAAAAGGTGTCCACAAAACATATAGCTCTTCTGGAAAGAAAACAACATCTGTCGGCATTCCAGGTACCGGCGCATACTACACTACTTCTTCCGGTGGTGGATCTGGTAGTAAAAAACCATCCAGTCATAAAAGGATTTCCGCAGACAACTTAGATCCAGTCCTTACGGAAGACCTTTCTTTTCAGAATAATGTTGCCGATGGTTCAAGCGCATCACTTGATAAATTTACAACGGATTCTTTGAAGCGCTATAAAATAATCTTTGCGATACTGTCCGCTTTTCTGTTTTTCGTTGCGCTAATCGGTTTCTCCGGTGGAAGTGCTTTGGCAACAGTAATTTGTTTGATTTTCGGCGGTATCACACTTGCAATGTCAATCACCTATTCAAAAGAGATTAAAAAACGACTTTCATCCGAAAGTAGTTTCGGTTCATCTACATTTTCAGGTACCTCTCCGGATATAGATGATAAGCCATCCAAAAAGAAGATGGGGTGTGGATGCCTTACAGCTGTCGTTCTTTTCTTCCTTGTGATCGGAGCTATTTCATCATGCACCGATTCCGGTGATAAGAATACGAAAAAGAATGTAGAAAAAGTTGAGGACACAAAACCAGTAGTTGCAGCTCTTGAAAGTTTGAGCATTTCAGCTGATACCGATCAGATTTATGATATCAATACAGAAGTTCCCGTAACACTTACTGTTACGCCATCTGATGCCAATATCGATAACCTGACTTTAAATGGATCCGAATGTACCTTTGCTTCTGATGATAACGGAAACCTTACATTTTCAGCAAGCGGAGCTGGTTCTTATATAATCACTGTTTCATGCGATGGCATTGAAAGTAATTCCCTGACTTTCAATGTTGAAGACAAGGCTGCTATTGCTGCTGAAGCAGAAGCTGCAGGACAAGCAGGGCTCGAAGCTCAACAAACTACTGAAGAACCCAATCAATCAGATGTTGTTCAGCAAACACAAGAACCTCAAGAAGAAATGGTTTGGATTTCTGCTACTGGTAGCAAATACCACAGTAGACCAGATTGTGGTCAAATGGATCCGAGTACATCCTGGCAACTTTCTGTTTCCGAAGCTGAGGCACAAGGTTACGAGCCTTGTAAAAAGTGTCATTAGTTATTAGATAATTTGACGATTTTCAGATGATATTTTACAGTCATAACAACTAAAATAAAAAACCGCTCCTGCGCCAACAGGAACGGTCAACTGGGGAAGCACACTCCAATGTGCTTTAGTAACTCCGAAGAGATACTGTCTTGCCAAAGAATATTGTATCATCTTCGGTGCAGTCGCACAATCAGAACTTACGTTCTGTGTATGGCTGTTATTTTTGTACTTTTTTACATAATATATACGGAGGTGATATCATGTCGTATTGTATTTATTTGAGAAAATCAAGAAAGGATCTTGAAGCCGAGCAGCATGGTGAAGGGGAAACTCTTGCCAGACACGAACGTGCACTTCTCTCTCTTGCTAAGAAAAATAACCTTATTATCAGCAATATTTACCGAGAAGTTGTGTCCGGAGAAACTATAGCTGCGCGTCCTGTTATGCAACAGTTGCTCCACGAAGTAGAACAAAACCTATGGGACGGTGTGCTTGTTATGGAAGTAGAACGTCTTGCTCGTGGCGATACGATCGATCAGGGAGTTGTACAGAGAGCTTTCCAGTATTCCAACACACTAATCATCACTCCTTCCAAAACCTATGATCCGGCCAATGAATTCGATGAAGAGTATTTTGAGTTTGGATTATTCATGAGTCGGCGTGAATATAAGACGATCAAGCGCAGAATGCAGAACGGACGTTATGCCGCTATCTCTGAGGGAAAGTGGCCATATAACTCCGCGCCATACGGTTTCCGGAGAATGAAACTTGAAAAAGAGAAGGGATGGACTCTTGCTTTTGATGAAAACGAGGCTCCTGTTGTGCGACTTATCTTTTCTATGTTTACCGGTCCGGAACGTGTCGGTATCCGGTCGATCACTCGTACTTTAAACAGTTACGGTACAAAGCCACGCAATTCCAAACTTTGGAGTGAGAGCACCGTCCGTGGAATCCTCTCTAATGTTGTGTACGATCAATGCGTTAAGATCGGCGAACGAAAAGTGGTCAGAACAGTTGAAAATGGTGTTCTCACAACCGCACGTCCGAGAACCAGTGACTATACCATCGTTTCCGGTCGGCATCCGCGCTTAATCGATCACGATGTATTTGCAGAAGCTCAGAGTTATCTTGGTTGTGGATCACCAAAACCTGCCGGTTCTAACATTATTAAAAATCCGCTTGCAGGAATCATTGTCTGTAGTGAGTGCAAAAAGAAAATGATTCGCCGGCCGCCTTCCGGAACTGCAAGTCGTGTTCCTTATGATCTGATGTTGTGCAGTACATATGATTGTCCTACCATTGGCAGCCCTTTGGATCTTGTTGAGCGAGAAGTTTATAACGCGCTTTCTGACTGGGTTGAAGGATATCGTCTGAGTGGTCAGATGCCAAGCAAGAGTCTTATTCCGGAAAAAGAAGTTCTTTTGGAATCAGCTCAACAGACACTCGATCAACTTCTACGGCAAAAGGGAACCATGTATGATCTGCTTGAACAAGGTGTCTACTCGACAGAAGTCTTTCTTGAGCGATCTGACAGTTTACAAAACCGAATTTCTGAAGCTGAATCAAACGTTGCCCAGCTGAAACTCGAACTTGACAAGGAACGCCAAAGAGAAGCCAATATAGAACAGTTCCTGCCGGCTTGTGAAGATCTGCTTTCCTGTTATTGGGATTTATCTATTCCGGAACGCAACAGATTGTTGAAATTACTCATAGAATCTATAGAATACAAGAAATTAACGAAAAATAA